GTCAAACATATGCGGTGGGGGATGATTATGATATCGATGAAGCCACCAAAAAACACTTAGAAAACTTTCTTGATTCAGAGGGTTACGACTCATTACCCGATTGGATTTTGGAAAGTAATATTTCAGAGAGAGATGTTGTTGATTATGCTTCTGAGCTTTATAATGAGTGGATTTACTCGGACCCTGAGAATTATTTAGATGATGATGATAAAGGTTTGTCCAATGAACAAAAAAAAGTATATCAAGCTTATCAAAAAAAATCTCAGCTTTTGGCAGAAAGACTTGAAACTTTTAAAAAGCTTATGGAAAAAGAAACTCGAGACACAAAAGAAGGATTTGAAGATTTGATTGAGACTTTGGAAACCGAGTTGCAAAAAATCATGGAACATATGGAAGAAATTGAATCAGACCCACAGGGAGATTATCTTGAAGAAAAAATTGAAGAGGAAATTGAAAGAAGGGTTGAGGAAGTTCGTGATGCGCCTTTGGATTTTCTAAAAGAAATTGATTTAAACATATCTAACTTTATTGACCAAGGAGGTGTAATTGATGAAATTATTCGAAATGATGGTTACACAGCAATTTCACCATATGATGGGAAAGTTGGTGAAGAAAATGTTGAGGGGACCACATATTACATTGTCCGAGTTGATTAAAAAGATTAGTTTGTTATTTTTTAAAAAATGGGTAGAGGAAAAAACCAACATTTTAAGTTAAGTCCTGAGTGGATGTTCACTCAGCCTATTGACTTTGAATATAACAAATATACTTTGTTAGGGTACCTTCAAAAGTGTGAAAAAAGTTTCGATAACTTTGAGATTTACCCCGACTTTGTGGAAATCTCTTTACACTTAGCCAACCTTCAATCCCTTATGAAGGAAAGGACACTTCTGTTAACTAATAAAAAGTTCCAATCTCCTGATGATGAAATTCTTCTTAAGGAACTATATCCCAAAAGAATTACTGGTTTAACAGAGGATGAATTTGCCGAAATCGAAAAAACGATTATGTATTCGGGAAACAAACTTTTAGATGTCTTTAATGTTGGTAAATCAATTTGGAACATAGTTTATGAATCTACCAATGTTGTTTTAAAGAAAAACAAAAAGTTTATCAACAGTGGTCGGGGTTTTGTTTATTTCCCTATAAAGGATTTAAAAAAAGTTTTAGTTTGGGAATTCAGGTTTGAAAAAAACCGAATCACCAAGGGCGAAACAAAAATGAATATGGATTTAATTTGGGAGGGTGACCCTCAAGGATTAAAAATATTTGACATCTGTTTGGAGAGGTCATCGTGGAATAATGTTGAAGACATAGAAAAATTGCCGTTGTTTGAGATTACAACAAACAATAAATTTCCAATGGAAGAAACTCTTATTCCAATGATTAAGAGAAAGATTGTGGGGTACCTTACTCAAAGTATACCATTAAAAGAGTTCAAACATTTTGATAGTTCCAAATTAATTTCGTAATATTGGTTATGTCTTTTAACAAACGGATTATAACCAAAGAACAAACCATCAAGTATCTTAATGAAAAATCGGTATCCAAACTTTTTGGAAGTGCCGATGCATTTTTGTTTAATGATGAGTTTACCCTTAAAGTGTACGAAAGTTACATTATGGGTTTGACTGATGTGGAATTGTTTAATATCTTTAAGCAAGATATAAAATAAGAATTTTTATGAAGTGTATTAAATCAACCAAACTTAACAACACCTATAAGGTGGGGGATATTGTCCGTGTGGAGAACTTCGAGGCTGACCTTAAGGTTTCAACAGGGGTGTGGGAGTTCGTGCCCAAGTCAGAGTGGAAGAAAGAGGTTCGTGGAACTCAGCCACTCACAGATGTGGAAGAAAAACCAAAGAAGAAGAAAAAAACCAATAAAGAAGACTAATGGAAATCGACCAAATCACCCTCAAGACTCTAATGAGTAAACTTAGTCAACCTGTTCATATCAGTTACATCGCTCGTTACATTCTCAAACAAGAATACGATGTGACCAACAGAGTAATGAAAAAGTTAATTGAGGATGATGTGGTAGAAGAAAGTTCGATGGGGAAGGAGTACTATGTTCGTAAAACTACATAGGGTGATGAATAGACACCATTGGGCGGTTTCGATAAGAATTTTTCGTTTACCTATCTTTGCTTTTTCTTTATCCAAAGGAACTGCTTGGGTAAGATTTTTCGGTCGAGGAATATCCGTTACAACACAACCTTTGTTTTCTGTTAGAAACAGATTAAAGAAGTCCCTCAAGTTGGGTAAATTTTATTTTGAATTACTATGAAAATTAAATTAGAATATGTATGGCTTGATGGTTATACCCCCGAGCCAAACCTTAGAAGTAAGGTTAAAGTAATAGACATTAAGAACGCTGAGGGAAGAGTTTCTCTGGAGGATTGTCCCGAGTGGAGTTTTGACGGTTCTTCAACTCGTCAAGCTGAGGGTAAGTTTTCGGATTGTATCCTAAAACCTGTTAGAGTTTATGTTAATGTCCTTAATAAAGGTTACCTGAAATCATATTTTGTCCTTTGTGAGGTCATGTACCCTGATGGTACTCCCCATGAAACAAATAGTCGTGCAAATGTTGGGTTTGAAGAGGAAGACCTTTGGTTTGGATTTGAACAAGAGTATACCATCTACCGAAACGGTCGTCCACTTGGATTTCCAAAGAACGGATACCCTGAACCCCAAGGTAAGTACTACTGTGGTGTTGGAAATGGGCAAGTTCACGGAAGAGAGTTTGTGGATAACCACATGGAGATGTGTATCAAAGCGGGTATAGATATCACAGGAACAAATGCAGAGGTTCTCCTTGGTCAGTGGGAGTTCCAAGTATTCAGTATGGGTAAGTTAAAAGCGGGTGACGACCTATGGATGGCTCGTTACATCCTTCTTCAGATGAGTGAAGAGTACGGATTCAAAATTGAATTCCACCCCAAACCAGTTCAAGGAGATTGGAATGGCTCAGGACTGCATTGTAACTTCTCAAACAAAAAGATGAGAGATGAAGGTGGTGAGGCGTACTTCCACAATATTTTTAGAGCCTTCGATAGTCGTCACAAAGAGCACATTGAAAACTACGGTTCAGAAAACGCTCTTCGTCTAACTGGTAAACACGAAACCCAATCCATTGATACTTTCAGTTGGGGTGTTTCTGACCGAGGAGCTTCCATTAGAGTTCCTTTGGCAACCTCCAAAGAATGGAAAGGTTATGTGGAGGACCGTCGCCCCGCATCGAATGGTGACCCCTATAAAATCGTTAGAGTTATTTCCGAAGCTTTGGACCTTGCAATTCAAATTAATAAAATCAATTACACCATGAACTCCAAGATTGATACTGAAAAGGCTAAAGAGGCTTTGGCATACTTGGGTATTAATTGGGACCACTCTCAAGAACTTAGAGAGGCAGAAAAATTAGGCTCGGACGATGAGTAAACCTTATTTCCAACAACATCTAACCTATACAGAAGATGGTAGGTTAATGGACGAAACAGGACAAGCGGTAATGATGGATTGGGAACGCCCCATTATGGAACAAGCCGCAAAAGTCATTACCCGAAATGGTGGACGAGTTCTCAATGTAGGATTCGGAATGGGAATTATTGACACTGAAATTGAAAAATACCCCAACACCGAGCATTGGATTATTGAACCTCACTTAGATGTCTTTACTAAAATGATGGACCAGGGGTGGCACCTTAAATCCAATGTAAAAATCCTACACGGAGACTGGCAGTGGTTTCTTAAATACTTACCTAAGTTTGATGGTATCTACATCGACACTTGGGATGAACAGATTTGGGATTTCTTAAAGAATACACCGAACATGCTTAAAGAGGGGGGTATCCTTTCATTCTTTAATAATCCTCGTGGTGATGAGAAAGGATTACATATGTCTCAAGAAGAATATGACATTTTGTCACCCATATGTCAAATTGACTTTGAGACTATTGAGTTGAATCACATTGACGGACCTGATAAACAAACTGCAAACGGAGGATTTTATTGGCATCCCGATTGGAAAACCTATTACTGTCCCATTTTAACTTTGAAATAATATGTCTGAAAACAAAGGAAATTTTGAACTAAAAACTATTTTAAGGTCAGATGTTAAGAAAATGTCTGAACAACAACAATCATATGAATATGTAAACCACCCTGAACATTACGGGGGGGTAGAAAACACCTATGAGGTAATCAAAGTGATTGAAGCTCTTGAAATGGATTTTCATCTTGGTAACACTTTTAAGTACATCGCTCGGGCTGGTAAAAAAGGAACTGATAAAGAAATCCAAGACCTTAAAAAGGCTCTTTGGTATTTAGATAGAAAAATTCAACTTTTGGAATCTAATCGATGATTTTATATCTTCTTTGGGGTTCGATATTTGGAATGTTATTCCATTATGTTATGATTGTAACTCAACAAGAAGTTGAATTTACTGAAATAATATTGGTGGTCCTTGGTTGGCCACTGATATTACTTGTTTTTGTATTTGGATTAATTAATGAACTAAAAAAATGATTGAAAATTTTACTAAAAAAATCCTCAATGGAGATTGTATTGAGGTTATGAAAACCATCCCTGAGGGGTCAGTTGACCTTGTTTTAACCTCCCCACCCTACGGTGTAAACATCGCATATGATGTGCACAACGATGATATGACCCCTGAGGAGTACCTTAATTTTACCAAAGAGTGGATGACCGAGGCTTACCGAGTCTTAAAGGACGATGGTCGTATTGCTTTAAATATTCCCTACGAGATTAATCGTCAAGATAAAGGTGGACGAGTATTCTTAGTTAGTGAGGTTTGGCAAACGATGAAACAAATAGGATACAAATTCTTCGGTATTGTTGATTTAGAAGAAGAGTCACCACACCGTAGTCGTACCACCGCATGGGGAAGTTGGATGAGTCCAAGTTCACCTTACATCTATAACCCGAAAGAGTGTGTTATCTTAGCTTACAAGAAAGAACACATAAAAAAAATTAAGGGTCAACCTCAATGGGCAAACGAATGGATTGATGTTGAAGATGAGAATGGTGTTATCAAACAAAAAAAGGTCTATACTGAAGACCAAAAAAGAGAGTTCATTGACTTGGTATTTGGACAGTGGAATTACTTTGCCGATACCAAGAGTATGACCAAAGCCACTTTCTCAATGGACATCCCAACCAAAGCAATTAAAATTCTGACTTACAAGAATGATGTTGTATTGGACCCATTTGCTGGTAGTGGAACTAGTTTAGTTGCCGCAGAAGTATTAGACCGACGTTGGATTGGAATTGAATTGTCACCCAACTACACCGAAGTTGCTCGAAAGAGAGTTCAAGGTTTTGTTGATGAGAAAAAACAACAAAAAATTAATTTTGAAAAAGATTTGGTTGAATAAAATTTTCGTTGTAAGTTTGTATTGTTGATTAATAAAAACTAAAAACATGACCAAAACTCAACAAATCGAAACAGTCCGCCAGTTGGTTGAAGACTACTGTGCACTTGAAATGTTCCTTACTCACGGGTTCACACCCACGGATGATGAATACCAACACATTTTAAACATATCAGAAAGTATACTTTGTACCAAATGGAACGTAGGATACCCCGGTGGTAGTTTTGTTCAAGCTGTGGTGGAAAACAACCTACAACTTGCCGTTTCACGAGCAGACTACATCAATCGGAAGTACATCCCCCTTTATATTGGGCTTTTACAGTCGGTCGAATGTCCCAAAGAATTAACCCACAGTAGAGAAGTTGATGCATGATTTTACATCAAAAATCGAATTGAACCCAATCTTGGAAAAGGTTTTCCTTAAGTTGGGTTTTTGATATCAT